TCACTCGCGCGCGACATGTTCAAAAGTGTTCGTCACGTCACCGCGCGCCCTGATCCTGGCTTCACGCGGCTCGTGGCAACGTTCCTCCGATGGATCGAGGCCCAACTCCAGTAGCTTCTTCATCTCGTCGCGCCAGGCTCGGGCGGCCAGAAGCGAAACCTTCGGATAGGGACCGGCCGAGATCGTCTTCTGCTTGTCGCCGAAACGGTAGGCTAGATACCAGATTTTCGAGCCGGTGGGATTGACCGCGATGTAGAGCCCTGCCGCATCGGAGCGCTTGTAGGTTTTGTCCTTCGGCTTGAAAGCCTTGATGGCAATGTTGGTGAGCATTGTTGGCAACTCCCGCCGAAGTCACAGGTTCGAATCCTGAGACGCGTTCCGGTGTTGGAAATGGGTGATTTTGTACCAACAAATTGACCAACTAGGGGCCGAGCTGCAAGGCCCCCTCCCGGGACGTAGAGGGACGCGAAGGCCTGGGTAAATGGCGGAATTTCGCCATTTCGGAGAGCCGTCCCTGGACGGCTTGAGAGGTGGTGAGAATCGAGAATGGCTGGGGCGGCAGGATTCGAACCTGCGCATGGCGGTACCAAAAACCGTTTTAGGTTGGCCTCCCGAGCCCGGCTCGCTGCGGAAAGTTCCGATTTTCCACAAGCATGAATCAATAACTTACCAAGAAATTGCGGAACGAAACCGGCGTTCGGCGGTGGCGATTTTCGACGCCGCGTGCGCTTCGTTCGCCTGGCTCACCGTTGCTTATATGCGGCTGTGGGGAGGGCGCGCATGAGCCGCGACTTCTCTCACATCTGCACCTTCCACGACGGCTATTACCGGGCTCATTCGCCCAGTGGGAAGCACAGCGTGCTGTTCGAGGATAGCGACCGCTTCGGTCCGTCACGCGTCAGCTCGCGCACGGGCGATCCGCTCGATGGGAACCTGTGCGTGATCTCGCCTCGGCTGCGCTGGTTCTGGGACTGGTATAGCGATTGGCGCGAGCAGGGACGGGCGCATCACTCGACTCTCCAGAGCCCCTTCGGGCCGATCCACAACGTCTACATCGGGAGGAGTGGCTGATGGCTACCGGCATCCATGTCCCAGAATCCAATTTAACCCTCCGTGCACCGACGCCCGAGGACGCAGCGGCGGGCACAGTCTATGATCTGCAGGTCCACCGCTATCGCGATCTTGACGGCAATCCCAACGTCATCAGCAAGTGGAAGTTCACGCCCGATGAGTTGGCTGATGTCGTGGCGAACGGCGGAGTGTTCTGGTTTAACTGCTGGGGGCACACGCATCCGCCGATCTGCATAACCGGGCACAGCCCGTTTGCGCGCGCCGCAGCCGCTGTAGAGGTCGAGCATCTCGCCATCGACCAAGACAAGCGACGCGAGGCGCTCATCGAGCGGATTGGCGCCATCGCTGATCTTGCCTGCAGCAAGCCGTTGGAGGGCGAACTGGGCGACATCGCCTATGAGCTTCTTCGCCAAGCGGCAGCCCAGATCTCGAGCGACCGCTTGCGCCTGGAAGCGGAGGTCGAACGGCAAGAGGGCCTCGTGAAGGTCTATCGTCAGGCCCAGCTGACAGCCGAGGAGAAGGTCGCGGGGTTGGTGGAGGATGCAGGGCGTTACCGCTGGCTCCGAGATTATAGTTGCCCGCCGCACAATTTCTACATCGGCGTTCCGGACGAGTTCCAAGGGGTTCGCTACGCGCCGCGCGAGGTGGACGCCTATATTGATGAAGCCAGAGCCGCCCTCGCCAAGCACAAAGAGGCCCCCAATGACTGACCAGACCTGGAAACCCAACATCGTCATCTATCACGACAAGTGCGCCGACGGCATCGTCGCGGCCTGGGCGTGCTGGCGCCGGTGGGGCGATGAGCCCGAGTACATCGCCTGCAACTACGGCTTTGCGCCGCCTGCGGATCTGGCCAGCAAGAACGTCCTGATGGTCGACTTCTCGTTCCCGGCCGACGTGCTCGAGGGAATGGCAGAGGCAGGCGCGCGCTCGATTGTGATCCTTGATCACCACAAGACTGCGATGGCAGATTTGCTTGCCTTCACCTTGGACGAGGAAGGCTGGCCGCTGCAGATCAAGGCGGGCAACGTCGACTTCGCGCTGCGGCAGCTCGAGATGGCATGCTGCCCTCCTATAGTCGGTCTCTTCGACATGGACCGGAGCGGAGCGCGCATGGCGTGGGATTTCGCCATGGGCACCGAGCCGGGCCGCCTCGTCGAGCTGGCTGAGCGATACGACCTCTGGCGTTTCCAGCCGGGCACCGGGGATGATGCCGAGGCGCTGCACGTCGAGATTTAGGCGGGCGACATGACCATCGCGCGCATGGAGGCGTTGGACGGGGAGCTGGACCGGCACGACCTGCCGATCGAGCGCGGCCGGGCCATCCTGCGCTGGCGTGATCGGCTCGTGAAGGAGATTGCCGAGCGGGCCCACCGCCGGACCGTTGCTGGCGTCGAGAACGTTATCGCGGTCGAGTGTCCGTATTCGCTCGTCTCGTCGGTAGGGCATTACCTGCTCGACCAGCATCCGGACGCACCGTTCGCTGCGATGGCCGTGAGCGGCGCCACGGCGGTGACCTGGTCACTGCGCAGCCGGGACGATCGAATCGACGTTGGCGTGGTCGCCAAGAGCATGGGCGGGGGAGGGCACCGCAACGCCGCAGGCTTCCGGCGCGCAGCAATGGATCTGAGCCATGCGGTCGAGAGCATGGCCCTTGCTGGACAAAAGCTCCGCGAGGCTTTCAGGCGACCGGAGGTGCAGGCCTGATGGGTTATGAAGTCGAAATCCGCTGCGACGCGCACTGTGGCAATCCGCTGAAGAAAAAACGCTGCCTGTCCGACGCGCAGGCCCGGGTTCCGCCAATGAGGCATGAAGCCCGGACCAGCCGAGAAGCGATCTACGCCGTGGAGAAAAAGGCCCGGAACGCGGGGTGGACCCGTCTGCGCGGCGCTGAGCGACCGAACAGGTGGATTTGTCCTGTGTGCCAGGAGGCGCATGGAGCTGCGTGAGAATTAGCCGGGCGTGGTAATTGGGAGCCGAAGCGCCAAATCGGGCCCAGGTGCGAAGGAACGTGGTCAAGCGCGTCCGGCAACAAAAGAGCCCCGGTGGCTTTAGCTGCCGGGGCTCTCCTGCGCTCGTGCGTGTCTCACCCGCGCAGTTCAGCGCGGCACTCGGCCTGTCGCAAACATTCAATGGCACTGGAACTGATGCCCGATATGGCGGTTCTAACTAAGTCGCTGCGATCTTTACTTTCCGCGAGATAAAGCGATCCGTAGACGCGCCTCCCCTCTGAGGTTTTCCGTGCAGTCAGGGCCGCTGCTGTGTCGAAAGGCCCGCCAACTTTAAACGGCGAAGCGAAATTCAGACTGCATGTGTTGAGGCGGCCTGTCGTGTCATTATGGGGAAAGATCAGGGGCGCTAGCACTCTTGCGATGTGCGCACACTCCAAACGCGACTCGCAGGGCTTTTGATGATTTGTCAGCGACCTTTTTACTGCCTGCGACCTCCTGTGGGCGCTGGTATTTTTTTGCACCGCACAGCGCCCAGCAAAAGGAGAAAACCAACCTTTCAATGGCTCTGCACAGTCAATCGTATTTTAAAGCTTCGCTCATTGCTGTGAGCGCGAAAAGGGATTGCAGAATTTTAATTTGGCGTGAGATAAGAAGTTGAGAACAATTCTCAAGTAAGGTTATTCCGTTGCCCCTCATCCCCAGCATTGCCTGCATTTTTGGGCGACACAGCCCAGTCCGCCATAAGGTAGTTTGGGATGGCATGCAGTTCATTGGCAGCTGCAAGCATTGTGGCACCCCGATCCGGCGGCTACGCAAAGGAAAGTGGCGAACGGACGACAGGAACCTCGCGTCCTAACTTTGGGCGCGTGTGATTAGGGGAGCCGACTGTAGATCGTGACTGAAGACCCTCAATGGCATTACGATATGCTTTGCGAACTGGATGGGCCGGAGACTGTCCGCGAGCGACTGGTCGAGGGGGACTACCCCCGACGGGAATTGCCATATCGGAAGGCTTGGCTGCGCAAAAAAGACGCAGAGATGGTTGCCGGGCTGCGACGTGATGAGCTAATCCGAATGGAGCATTCGGCACGGATTGCGCGCGTCTCCCTGACGGTGAGCCTCGTCGCAGCGGTCACTTCGGTTTTCTCGGCATGCGCAGCTCTCGTGATGGCTCTCACGATGATCAGGTGAGGGGCCGGACGCGGACGCCGTACGCCTCTGTAACGACGCCCGCGTCCAACCAACCGGGGGCGAGCAGCCAGAGGTCAAGAGCCCGCCCTGGCTTCACGCTGGACAGTTGAGGTCTGCGCCTTGGGCGTCGAAGAAGCGGCATAGGCGAGCGCCTGCCGCATGTATCCTGTCACCCCATCCCTCGATCGCTGCATTGTGCCGCGCTGATGCGTTCGGGTCGGTCAGGATCTCAGGCCCGGGCGTGGGCTTGGGCTCGACCAGCGCCTCGATGTCGGCGCGCGCGGGCGTGCTGACAGGATCGTGGGCGCAGGCGGAGAGGGCCGCCGCCAAGGCAACCGTCAAGCAAAACATGACAGTTCGTTTCATCGGCAAAGTTCCTTGTAGGCGGGGCTATCGGTCAACTTGACCTGCTTGAGCCGGGCGCAGTTCAGTGCAATTTCCTGAGGCGATAGCCCTGCGCGTTTTTCGGGCTCCTTGGCCGCCTCGCTCGCTTCGGCTTTCGCAATGGCGGCTTCGCGCTCCTGTTCGGCAATCAGGTTGGTCACCGCGTCCTGGGCCCGGTCCTCGGCCGAGCGTTCGCGCGCGTCGTTGGCCCTGGCCTCGATCTGGCGTTCGTAGTTCTCGATCGCGGCCTGGTTGTCGAAGTGGTTCCAGGTAAAGAAGGCGGCCACGATCAGGACTATTCCGATCGCATACCAGGCCCACTCGGGAAGGGCTTTGAGCCATGCTGCTGCGCCCTTGAATGCGGCGGGGATAGCAAGTGCGGGGCTCATGGCTGTGGTCCTTCCATTTCGACGTGAACCGGATCGCCAGGCCTGCCGGTCGCCTGGTCGCTCAACTCGATACCGTGCCGATCCACATCGATCTTCACGCGCCGGCCGAGCGCCCAGCCAAGCGCGGTCATTCCTACCAGCACCTGGATCTCCGCGCAGATCGCGAGCCAGAAGATGAAACCGGGCTGGTTACGGAGCTGGTACATGCTGGCGACGATGATCGCGGTGAACGTGATCGCGCCGCCCCAGATCGCGAGGAAAGCCCACGCCTTCCGCCCGCCTTCGCTGTCAAAGGACGGAAGCCTCACCGCACATACTCTCCGAAGACCCATCGCCCGGGCGCGATCGAGATCCACTCGCGGCGGCGCTCCAGGATCGGCACGCTCTGCCCGCGCGAAAGCCCGCCGACGACCGGATATGTCGTGCTAGGCCCGCTGCGCACGTTGAGGCTCGAAGCCGTCACCGTGCCGCGCTCCGGCGCGCTGTCGCCGCCGACCTGACCGAGCACCGCCTTGCGGAACGCGGCCATGTCGAAAGCCGGACCCGGGTCCAGCTTACGCGCGGGAGCAATGTCGTCGTGCCCCACGATTTCGTCGATGGGGTGATAGGCCGCGATGGCACGGGCCACCGCCTCGGCCGCGGCGATCTGCGCAGCCGGGTAGACCTCCCACTTGCGCACCGGGCCGCCGTTCTTGTGCGCCGCCTCGATGTAGTCGACCGCCTTGCCTGCCGCCGTGGTGCCGTCGTTGCGCAGCGGTCCCCAGTTCGCCAGTTCGATCCCGATCGAGTAGCTGTTGAGGTTGGTGAGCTCACCCCACTGCGACTTGCCCGCATGCCAGGCGCGCCGATCGACGCTCACACACTGAATCACGGTTCCATCGCGGCAGATCACGAAGTGCGCCGAGGCCCCGGCGTTCGGATTGGCCAGCCATGCCGCGGAACCAGATCCCGATCCGCCGGCGGTGTAGTGCATCACCAACTTGGTCGGCTTGACGCGGTAGGCTCCCGAGACGTTCGGGCTGGGCACCTGGTGCACGGCTGCCCCGTTCAATTCCAAGGTGCCATTGCGAATTGCGTAGCTCATGGTTCAGTCCTCCTCGCGCCGCCGGCGCGCCTGGTAGATCTCTTCCGCGCGCTCCTCGATGAGGCGCTGCTGTGCATCGGCCTGGAGAAGCGAGTTGTTCTGAGTGGTCGCCTCGGTGTTCGCCTCGAGCGCCGCGATGAGCCGGTTGATGAGCGGCTTGTCTCCGACCAGCGTGGCCGAGACGACGGCAACATCCTTGCTTGGGTCCGGCTTGGGCTTGCGCAGGTATTGAACGGCCGCCGCGATCGCGAGGCCGATTCCCACTGCGATACTCGAAACCCAATTGGCGACCTCAGGCACTTCACTTCCGCTTGCCACAGATCGTTGTCCCCGCTTTGAAATTCTCATCAGATCGCCGCGCATCCCGGATCGCGACCAGCATGTTTCGGGTGCTGAAAACGAACAGCCACGGGTAGATCGCCCAGCCCGTATTCGGCAGGCCGGTCGCGAATATCCCGAGGCAGACCTGAAACCAGAACAGCGTCCCGACGCCCGAACAGAAGGCGCGCAGGTGGGGGCTGCGCCGGCGGGTACCGTTCACGTAGAGCGAGGTGAGATGCGCGGCCCCGGCGATGAAAGCGATCCAGCCCCAGGCGCTTTCGTTGCCGATCTGGCGCATCGCGCTCATGAACTGGTTGTTGAAGGCGCCCACGTGCATCAGGAGGATCAGCCCCCAGCTCGTCTTCATCGAGGCCAGCAACCATTCGGTCGCGCGAACGGGAAAGTGATCGGGCCAGCGCAAGTAGATCACGGCAACTGGCCCGGGATGGCAGAGGGACGGGTAGCCACGCTCATAGCCCCGCCACCTCGCTGAGCCAGGACACAACAAGGTTTGCGATCAAGTCGGTAGCGTAGCCGCTGAGATCCTTGTGCGGGTGAAGGCCGTCGAGCAGGAAACGTTCGCGCCGGGTGATGGTCTGCAAAGGCCCTCCGGAAGCGACCCACAGCCCGGTGCCTTCATTCCAATAGCCATTGGTCTGCATGGTGATCTGCGACCAGCCCGTCTTCTCCCAGAGCGCGTGCAACGGGAAGAGGTATTCGTCGGCCATCGCCTGCTGAAGCTGGACGATGTAAGGGCGATACTGGTCGGTGTAGTGGCCGTTGAGCGCGATGCGCAGGGCATCGTTCGCCTTCCAGACCTCCCGGATCAACCAGCGCAGGGCACCGATCGCCGTTGTGCGGTCAAAGGCGCTCGTCGTCGGCTCTGCGATCAGCTCCGCCGCGTGGCCACCTTGCGCGCTGTCGTTGTAGCCCCAGTCGATCACGAGAAGATCGGCACTCGCCATGGTGCCGTCGATGTAGGGCAGAAGCAGGTTTTCGTAGGCCGCGCCCTCGATGGTCGCAATGTCGCTGGCACTGAGCGTGGCAGGCTTGCTGCCCGCGCTGGCTTCGCTGAGTAGGTCCCGGTATTTCGTTTCCCACTTTGCGACCAGCTCGTTGGTCTTGAACCAGGCCGAATGGGTGAGCGACTTGACCGTACGCTCCCAGTCGAGCCCGGTCAGGCCCCAGGGATCGTCGCCGAGGAATATTTCCTCGGAGGCCGAGGTCTGGCTGTCCGCCACGGTCCAGGACGAACCGCTGCCTGCGATGATCGTCGTAGGTGTGCCGATGTTCGGGCCGTAGACGTCCATGCCGACTTCGATCATGCCGGTCTGGAGTTCATCCACGGTCAGAGTCGTGCCGCTGATCGAGCCCACGATGATCGCGCCATCGACGTTCGACGAGACACCGCCACGATACGGCGACTGGCCCAGCGCCTGGTTGTGCATCGTACAGCCGCTCTGGGCCGCAATCTTGTCGGGATAGTTGTTCGCGCCAGAACCGGCAGGTATCGACGTGCCGGACCACAGAACCACCTTGCCCGCAAGGCGGCTGCTTCCGTTCTCCTGAAGGCTGACGATGTCCTGCTTGGCCTGCGACATGTCCTCTCCAAGCATCTCGTTAGGCACGAGGAAGTCGAGTTCGATCGTATCGGCGCTGAGCCCGACAATCGCGATGTAGGCGGCTCCAGCCGGGATCGCGGTTTTGGAGTTGCTCCGCGTCCACTCGACTTCATTCGCCGTCCCGTTGACGTTGATCGCAGGCGCGATGAAGCTGGCAGATCCTGCTCCGAAATTCGGATCCTCTGCGAAGGCCACCGCCATGGGGCACACAGCGCCGCGCGTGGTGGTCACACAGCGAAAGTGCGTGGCGCTCGCCGGGATCTGGAACACCTTGTTGCCGAGCAGCGAACTGGTCGCATAGCCGCCCGTCGAGTTGTAGTAGTTCCCCGCATCAAGCGTTGCTGCAGCTTCTTCCCACCCCTTGATGGCTGCCAGTGCCGTTTGTACGTCGCTCGGAATCGAAGGCGACATGTCGAAGACCTCCGCTGAGGCCGTACCGGCCGAGATGTAGCTGATGATCGCCAGCTCGTAGCAGAAGGCCGGAACGGTGAACTCGTAGTCGGTGAAGACTACGCTGGCACCGGTGCCGGCAGTCGCGCTGTCCGAACGAAGATAGGCTCCGTCGCGATCAAACAGAGTGATAAGGCTGGTCGCCGTTGCACGGGCAACGCCGCTGATCCGCACAACCATACCAGGGCGAACTGGGAAGCGAATGCCGGCGTACGACGAACTCGACACCAGGGTGCCGCCGCTCGTCCCACCTGAGTTACTGTAGTAGCCCGGGATCAGCGTGACATCAGGCGTGAACCATTCGCGCAGAGCTTCGACGCTGCCATCGGTGAAGGCGAGGCTGTCGCCAAGGTTTCCCGATGCCAGGCTCTCGAGAACACAGGCCTTGCCATTGCGACCGTTGACGACAACCTGTGTGGCGCCTGCGGGCGCTATCGCAATGCCACTGTAGGCGACGTCATTACCGGTTGCCCCGACGCCGATCACATCACCAACGATGTTCTCGTCATCGTCCATGAACTGGACGGCGTTGGCCTGAATGCCGCTGATCCATGTCGAATAGCGAACGAAGTCCCCCGGGGAGACGGCAAGCAGTTTATAGCGGAAGTTGGCTCCGGCGGTGAGGACGCTGGGCGCTGCGTTGGAGTAGAAGTAGCCTGTCGCCGCAGTCTGGCTGGCCGAAGCAGCAAAGGCCATGCCTTCCTTGACGTTGAGCGCGGCCGCTTGTGCCTGTCCAGCCGCCTCCTGAGCATCTTCCGACGAGTTCTGGGCGGCGGTGGCGAAGTTGCGCGCGAGCGCGGTGTTCTCGCCATAGCTGACCAGGATCGTCTGGCCACCGAACGATACGTTGATGTCGGTCACTGCGTTACGCTCCCGAGCAGAGGCAGAACCCCTCCGAAAAGAATCTCTTCAGAGCCCCCGGAAGGCGTGAGGAGGACATCGACGGCGAAGCGCTCAACACCATCGAGATCGGCATCACTCGGAAATGCCCCGGTCGAATCCGCACCGGATCCCGCGGCGAGCGAAAGCGTCCAGGTCGAGAGATCGCCGTCGAGAATCGGGCCCACGACAGCAAACGTCGCAATCGGATCGCCGGCGGCATCGGGATATAGACGCGCTTCGGCCCGCATGGTCGCCCCCGTCCAGTCGCCCGGAAGGCTGACCGTCACCGAGAATTCCCGGCCTCGCGTTGCCCCTAAAAAGGACACAGGTCCTTTCTTGGCTACGGCCAATTGCCGCAACCACATATCGAAAGACGTCGCCATGTTGGTTTCCTATTCGGCGGGAATTTGGAGCCAGACCTTTTTTCGCTGACCGCTCGGAGCCCTGGTTTAGGTGCCGGAGATGGCGGTGATGATGCCGCCAACGGTGGTGATTGTGACGCTGCCCACAATGTGGTCGCCGTCGGCGATGGGCGTGGCACCTGCGATCGCGTCGAGATTGGCGCTGGAGGGCTGCCTGCCACCGACCTCGCTCTCGAGGCCCGCTATAGCCGCGTACAGCTCGGCATCATTGGCGTTGATCTTGGCGCCTGCTGCGCGCAAATCATCGCCGGTGCCGTCGTTTGCCGAAGCTCCCAGGTTGATCTCTTGCTGTGCCATTTAGCCCTCGTCGAAGGTAAAGGTGGTCGCGTCGAACTTGACGACGCTGCTGTCGAAGCTTTCGCCACCGGGCCACGCATCTCCATCGGCCTCGCCGGGCGGGACAAGGGTTGGCGGCGGTGGCGCGGTGCCGGTCATGGCGAGCGCCAAGGCGTGTTTGGCCGTCGTCTCGCTCTCGAATGTCAGCGTGACAGTGGCCGTCGCGATGTCCTTGCTGATCGCCGCCACCACGCATAGGTGGTCGAGACCGGTCTCCGGATCGGTCAGCTGATAAGCTTCGCCGAGCCGCGCGTACCAGAGGCGCGTTTTGAGCGGGTAGGAGATGCCGGACAGCTCCCGGCGGTTGAAGAGCTCGTAGGCCGTCAGCTGGGCGGCCTGGTCTTTGCCGGTCACCAGCTCGCAGAGGAACTCTTCTTCCTTCTCCTCTCCGCGATCAAGATCGACGTATTCCTGAAAACGGATCGCCTCCGACTGGACGTATTCCCACTTGTTCGCCTCGGAGCGGTACTTGGGCACCATCGTGTTCACGCGGGCCTGGAAGGTCCGCATGCCCGGCGCCACCCGCTCTCCGGCTGCGAAGTCCTCCACGGCAATCGTGTCGAGCGCGACCTTGGGTGATTGGAACCGGACCGAGAGCAGGCCCCCGGAGATGACGGGTACCGCCGCGCCCGCCGCGCAGATGCGCTTCAGGTTGTCCCACAGGCTGATACCCGGCCCGTCGAAAACATGCCCGTCGCAGTTCCAGCCGTTCGCCTCGCAGGTGTTGGCGAAGGCCACCCATTGGGGCCAGTCGAAGCTGTCATAGGGGAAGCCGCAACCGTTGACGCGGATCGTCTGCTCGCCTGTCTCCGGATCGATCGCGTATCGCCCGCGCGCGTAGGTGATCGCATTCAGGGCAACGTTGCGGTCGAAGGTGTAGGTGTCCTCGTCGTCAAAGCGATGCGCACCGGCGCCGCCTGGGAATGTGTCGTCCTCGCGCGGATCGTAAACCCGGGCCCACCGGCCAATTACGCCGAAAGCCGGGATGCCATTGGCCCAGACCTTGTTGTCGCGGTCGAAGCGGAAGCCAAACATCGTGGCTGCCATGCCCGATAGTTTGTGGGCCGCGCTCCAGTCCGGGATCGCCCCCCAAGGCCCGGTCAGAGCGGTGGGCTCCGGTCGAGCGCCCAGCTGGTGCCGAGCGTAGAGCCAGCTGTTGTAGTAGCCCAGCGCCGAGGTGCCCACAAAGCCGACCGGCTGCCAGTCCATCAGCACCGTCTCGATGCCGTCGATCGGCCCGCCGCCGCTCCAGATGAAGACCTTGGTCAGGTACGGATTCTTCGTCTTGCCGACCTTGCCGCCGTAGCCGACATCATGGATCTGGCTGCCTGCGTAAAAGCTGCGCCCCATCCCATAGGGGATCGCCATGTTAGCGCCGATCGTCACTTCGTTGACGGAGCCCTGCAGGCCAGGCTTCTTCACAAGCGCCTGTGCGCCAAGCGATGCGGCCGCCGCGACCCCTGACGCCACCGTAGCGATCGTTGTCGTGGAGACGCTGGCCGAGATGGCAGCGGTCCCTGCCACAGCTCCGACACCCGTTGCTGCCAGCGCGACGACGCCCGCGATCATGGCAACCGTCCCCAACGCCTTTGCCATCAGACCCTCCAGGCCGCCTTGATAGCTCGAAGCTCCATGTTCACCGGCTCGTTGGCATCCTCGTGCCAGCCGAACACCTTGTGCCCCAGACACAGGACCGCGCAGTCCATGTCGTCGGTGCCCTCGACCAAGGCGATGTCGCCGGGCCACATACGGGCGTAGGGGATGCGCGGCAGGAAGGTGTCGAGCACTGTGTCGATGCCGCCAACGGCCTTCACCGCGCGCCGCGCGCCGATGAAGGACTGGTACCGGGGTAGGACAGGGGGCTTGTGTCCCATCTGCAGTAAGTGAAACCGGATCATGCGGACGCAATCGGCGGTGCGGTAATCCAGCGGACGATGGCGGTATTTGGCCAGCGTGGCTTCTAGCGCGACACGGCGCCGCTCAAGCTCGTTCATGTGTTGGGCGTCGCCGCGCCCCAGGCGGTGGAGCGGGGCATTCCCGTCGCGTTCGCCATGCCAAGTTCTCCGGGATAACAGGACTGGTGGAAGCGATCATTCAGCGCGTTGCCGCGCAGGACCATGAAGAGGCGCTTGGCCGCGCTCTCGAATTCGATGTCGACCGACCGCGTGCCGTTCACCTTGACCGTGGCCGTGTCGATCGAGAGATCTGCCGTCAGGTCGGGAGTGCCGACCACGTGCCCCGTCATCGGATCGTATTCGCCCAGCCAGAAGCGCATGCGCGCGCCCTGGAAGGCAGGGTTTGCCAGCGCTGCGCCCGCCGATGCCGAGGGCGGCAGGAACGTCAGCTTGCCGCCGGGCGCCTCGTCGCCGGTCTTCTCCTCGAAGCTCTCGGCGCCGCCGATGGTGCCGAACAGGCCGTCGAAGCAATCGTATAGGTCGCCGTCCCAGTAGACGAACCCGCCATCGGACATCCGCACGTCGCGGCCCGGCAACTCGATGAGCATCAGCGCCACGAGGTGCAGGAACCTTCCGGTAAAGGCCATGTCAGCGGCTTTCGCGGATCTCGAAGGACAGGCCGATGCAGCGGTTGAGCGCGATCTCCCAGGACACCGGGTCGCCCATCACGAAGCCTTCGATCATGGGCTTTGCGATATGAAGCACCGCGCCATCGGGCGGCGGCTTGCGCAGCATCTGCGTCAGCTGGATCGTGACCGAACCCGCCGCATCGGCAATGGCGTTCTCCGCGATGAAGTCGAGGTAGTGCTGGCCTTCGATCTCCAGGCTGAAAGGCTGTCCTTCGCGGAAGGCATAGTGGGGCGTGAGGTTGCGGATCACCAGGAACTTGCCTGCCTGACCGGCCCCGTCGACTACCACCGGGCTACCATCCGAGCGGTTCGGCGTGCCGGGGTAGAAGTCGAGCAGGGGGTAGGGCATCAGAACGCCCTGGCTCAGGCCTTTCAAGAGGCGGTTCAGCCAGACCCGCCCTTCCTGATCGTTATCGAGAGGGGGGAGGGAGACCGCGATGGCATAGCGGTTGCCCAGCTGGTTCGCGCGCTGTGTCTGAGCACCGGCTGCGCCCTCGAGGAAACCACCGAAGTCGATAACCCGCGCGGTGACCGATGTTGGTCCAGGGTATGAGGGAAGGGCGATAACACTCATGGGATCGTTCTGCTTCCCTTACGCGCAAGCGCGACCTGGGCGCCGGTGCTGCCCGCGACAGCAGCTCTGCTTGCCATGGGCGATGCGACGGCTGCTGCGCGGCCAGTTACTTCGCTCCAGAAGGCGTCAGCACCTGGGCCATAGAAATTGTTCGTAGTTCCGCTGTTCGGCCCATTGTCATTGCCCGGCCGCTCGATATTCACGATTTCACCGGCGGTGGCGCGAAACGAGATCAGGTTGGCGTCGATGCCCGATCGGCCGGCAACCTTGAATGAACCGCCTGTCTTGAACCCAGGCGCCTTCTTCGAACCGAAGATGCCCCCGACGAGCGAGCCGATAGCGCCGACGAGGCCGCCCCCCCCTCCGGATGCGGAACCACTACCAACTTTCGAGAATAAGTTCGAGATCAGGTCGGCGAGGCTGTTCAGGGCCTCTTCCATCCCCTTTGCCACGCGATCCTTCCACCAGTCCTTGATCCATCCCTTAAGGTCGCCGTCCATAGCGGCGCGGACACCGTCCTTGAACGTGTCGCGGAAGACGCCGGCCTGACGGGCCTTCTCCATCTCGTCCCACTCGCGCGAGGCTTGTTCCTGCGCATCTTGCGGGCTCATCTGGAAATCGCGTTCCAACTCGCGCTGACGGTCGCGAATATCGATCTCGCGCTGCAGCTGGCGAATGCGCTCCTCGCTGTCACCGCGCATTTTCGCCAGGGCCAGTTGCCGGTCCTGTTCGTCCTCCGCCAGAAGGCGTTCGCGTATCTGTGAGCGCGCGGCGTCAATCTCAAGCTGCTGGCGCATCGCGCGAGCCGTCGCTTCTTCAAGGGACAGCCCGTCCCGCTGGAAGCTCAGGATGCGATCTTTCAGCTCTTCCTGACGCTCGAGCGTTTCCTCTAAGGTCCGATTCTCGGTGATCCTGGCAAGGTCGATTTGGTGGGCGGCCTCATCCCGCAGGAGATCCTTTTCCAGCCCTTCGCGTCGCGCGGCTTCCAGTACCGCCATATCACGCTTCGCAGCGGCGGTTGCCGCTTCCAACGAGAGGCCAGTGCGTTGATAGGCCGTGATCTGGTCGAGAAGGTCGAGGCGGGCTCGAATAGCCTTCTCAGCCTCTTTGTCTCCGCGGAGACGTGCTGCCTCGAGTTCAATGCTGTTCCGCATCTGCTCGCGCTCGCGTGCATCGGCAGCCGCGTCACGGCCTTTCTTCTTTCGGCCACTGCCCTCCTCATCGAAGTTCACCGATGTCTTCGGCGCTGGCGCAGGTTGCTCGCCGGGTTTCGGCTCCGGGGGGGCTTCGGGGCCATTGTCGTTGGACGCCTCGCCGAGCCCCAGCCGCTTCTTTAGCGCCGCATACTTGTCGCCGATCCATTTCGCGGCATTGCCGATCCAGCGCATCAGCGCGCCAAACTTGTCGACGAGCCAGCCCTTCACGCCCTGGTAGACGCTCTTCGCGGCTGTCACGACATTGGGGAACGCACTCGCTACGAATTCCACGCCGGACTGCACCCATCCGGTGAACCAGCCCACGATAGCCTTAAAGCCATCGGCCAGCCACTTCTTTGCCTCGGTCCAGGCCTGCTGGAGCGGCGCCGAGATCTCGGGAACAAACGCGGCGATGATGTTGATGATCGTGTCGAAAACGGCTTCGACGACGCGGCCTGCGGCCTCCCAGGCGCCGGAGAAATCGCCACTTAGAAGCGCGCTGACTACATCGACGACACCGCTGATAATGTCCACCGCGCCAGAGAATGCCGCAACAACAGCGGAGAGCGCACGCTCGATCACTTCCCCGGCTTCCATGATTACGCCCACGAGCAGCGTGCCTACGACATCGGCCAGACCATCAAGCAGGCTCATCAGGCCTTCGATTGCAGATCCGACCGGACCACCGGTGAGCTTTTCAAACAGCGCGCTCAGCTTCGCGAACAGGGCCTCAATCGGCGGGCCCAGCGTTTCGGTGAGCCGCTTCCAGACTGCCTCCAAGGCGAAGATGATCTCGTCCTTGAAGAGCAGGAAGGCGCTGATGACGAGGCCGACTGGGCCAAGGAGAGCGACGAACCGCGATCCGGCCAACGTCAGTGCCCGGACCAGCCCGGCTTCGCCCAACATCCCGACAAGCGTTGAGATGGGCGAGATAACGAGGGCCAGTGCACGGCCGATCAAGCCGAACTTGGAGGCTGCAAAGTTGGCAAGGATAACTGCGCCAACATGACCGACGATGAATAGCAGCGGGCCAATCGCGGCGCCCAGGGCCGAGAAGGCTGCGCCGATCTTCAGGAAGACGGGCGGCGCCTTGGCGATGGCTTCGAGCATCGTCGCAAAGCCATTCTTGATGGCCGTTACGATATCGAGAAGCCCGGTGTCGACGCCAAGCGCGACCTTCACACTCTCCCAGGCAACAGAGATGCGCTTGCCAGCCGCTTCCGAGCCTTCCAGCCGCTTCGCGATCTTGGCCTCGACGTCGCCACCGGCGATAGCCTCCTGCAGCTTGTTGAAGCCTTCAGCGCCCTGCTCCATGAGGCCGATAGCAGTACGCGAGGCGTCGGATCCAAAGATCGTTTTGAGCGCTTCTGTCTTGCTCTCGTCGGTCAGGTTGCCCAGAGCTTTGCGCAGTATTTCAGACTGCTCGGAAAGTGGCTTCATCTGTCCATTGGCATTGAAGAAAGAGATGCCCAGCTTTTGCATCGCTTGCTTTGCCTGCTTGCTGTTGCCAACCAGGCTCTGGAGATACGTCTTGAACGACGTGCCCGCGTCGGAACCGCTGCTGAACTGGGCACTCGTCGCCGCGACCGCCGTCGAAAAGTCGAGGAAGCTCACGCCCGCTGAGGCCGCAACGCCGCCACCCTGCGCCAGCGCTAGCTGGAAGTCCGCGAAACCGAACTTCGAGGCATCCATGGCGCCGACGACATTGCCGACCACGTCGGGTAGGTCAGCTGTCGAGCGCTTGAACTGGACCATGACGTCGGTGACGAGGTCAGCAGCCGGCGCCAACTCGGTAGCGCCAGCAGCGGCGAGTTCGAGCGAGGATTTAAGGGCTCCTCCCATGATCTGAGCGGCGTTGAGGCCGTTGCGGGCCAGCATTTCGATACCACTCGCGGCTTCAGATGCGCCTTTGCCGACTTCTGGCCCGAAGGTTCGCGCCTGGCCGGAAAGCTGCTTGAGCTCATCGCCGCTGATGCCGGCGAGCGCAGCTTCGACCTTCTTCATCTGCATCTCGAAAGAGCCGGCGCCCTTGTCGACTGCACGGACCATCGCGGCAAACGGCACCGTGATGCCCAGCGTCATGCCTGTGCCGATGGACTTGAGGCGCTGCTCAACCATCTGGAACTTCTCGACCAGGCGGCCAAGGGCGCCCTCGATACCCTTGGCCCCCGCATCGAAATCCGAGGTATCGGCGCCGAATACGACGCGCGCGGCGCCAATCACTGCGGTGTTCATGCAGTGGTCCCCTCAGATGCGATCGCGCCGCGTTCTGCGGCCCAGGAGGCGGCAACGGCGTACATGGTTTGCCAGTTCTGGCGCGTGCGCTTGACCGGCTTGGACAGCAGGAAGTGCTTTAACGGCGGGATCTTCTTCGCTCGCCCAAGCGTGCCTGCCGTCCATGACGCCTGCATCGCCAGATCATGCTTGCTTCTCGCGGCGCGCGCCGCGCCTTCCAGGACGCGCGCCAGTTCACGTGGGGTTTGTCCCCAGTATTGGTCAGGGCTTAAGCCTGCTTCGCACCACGTGATGTGGAGGTCCGACCAGTCCCACGGGCGCCCTTCGCTTTGGGCGCCCGCTTCGGAGGGCTGCCGGTGCCGCCGCGGGCCGCCTCCGGGAAGGCGGTTTCGACGGCGCGCATGATGAGCTCGAGCGAGGGCTCAAGGCCGCCGACTGCTTCCATGATCTGGCCGGCCTCGAGGTCGCTCATCTCCGGGTGGCAATCGGTAAGGCCGATCCGGAACAGCTTGCGGATCGTGCGCAGCGACGGAGAGTCGCTGAGCACCGTTTCGAGCTGGCTGATGTCCTTGAGGTCGAATTCCTCTTCCACGACGCACAGTGCGTTCGTGGTGAAGGCAAAGACCCAGTTCTCGCCGCCGACCTCGAAGCCGAGCTGGCCGCGCTGCGGATTCGCGCTTGTCATACTCAGGCCGCCGGCGTCAGCACGGGCTTGCCCGAGACCTTGAAGGTCGCGGAACCGGTCATCTTGTCGTCCATCGGGGTGGCGCGGCCATGAGCCGTCGCAAAGCCGTTGAATGCGAGAACAGCGCCATTGGGAAAGCGGATTTCCCAGGGCTCGACGACGCGGCTGCCGAGGTGCGTTCCGATCACCGCGTCGTCGAGAAGGCCAGGAACGAGGTTGTAAACGATACTGACTTCACCGGCATCGGTCAGGCCAGGCTTGAACTCGCGGTGCGCATCCGGACTGCCATGGTGGGTGAACTCGACGCTGTCGCGCGACAGTTCCGGGGGATTGAGCTCGGTGACCTCGGCGAAGGCCTCCCAGCCGGCACCGGAGCCTTTGCCGAACGTGGTCAGAAGACCAATGTCGGTATCTTCATGCGTTGCTGCCATTGCGGTTACTCCTTATTGGCGCGACGCGCGCCCTTGGTGGCACTGGGGGCCGCGACCGGCGCGGCCATCTTTTCCAACCCGTCAGGCTCGGCCAGTTCGGCCAGCTTGAGGGCGATGAGCTGGCCGCCACGCTTGGCGGTCACGGTCAATTGTTTGCCGACAAGCACGCGCGCGTCCTTCGGATCGTCGGCTTCCCTGTCGATGAATTCTCGTGTGGCTCTGATCCGCATCAGGCTCTCCTGTTCAGTCTGTGGTGCGGTGCCAGATCATTACGTCCACGCTCGCGCGGTGGACCGGCCCCTTACTGTCAGTGTCGCTGTCGGATCGGCGCCCGATGATGAAGGTTCGCAGCTGCACACCAAGGTTCACGCCGCGATACCCCACCAACAGGCCGCCATCCCCCGCCAGCATGTTCGCCAGATTCCGGGCGGCGAAAAACGTGCCCCCCCAACATTCGAACTGGGCAAGATCGCGGTACCAGCCGCTGGCTCCGCGAAGGTGCATGTCCACCCTGCCGCTGATCTGGTGAATCGTGAGCGCCGGGAGCGGCGCGCCCTGGACGCGCACACCCCAGTCAACGCGCTGGCCCACCAGCCCGGAGATCGGCCCATGGCTGAGCAACAGGTTGCGGATTGCCTCTTCCACGGCTCAGCCCTTCATGATGCGGTTGAATTCCTTGCGCAGGCGGTCGACCGCGACTTCGGTCGCCTCCTCGGCTTTCTGGTCGAATGCCGGTCGAATGAAGGGCTGGGGCGGGGAGTGTACCGTTCCGAATTCGACCATATGGCCGTAGAAGCCGTCGTGCGGCTGCCCCTTGCCCTGACGTGCCCCCACAAAGACTTCGTAGCTTCCTCGTCCGAGCCGACCCGACGCATAATTCAGCGCCTGTGTGCTGACGTCGATGCTGTCGCGCAGGTTGCCTGTGCGCGCGGGCACCAGGATGCGCGCCTCTTCGGCGATCACTTCGGCACCTTCAGTGATTGCCTCTTCCACAACTTCGCGGCGGCTGACCCGCGAGAGCTTCTTCAGGTTGCGCTCCAGATCGCGGGATACGACCAGCTTGACGCTCGGCTTCATGGCAGCGTGTCAGGCCGGGCCGAAGTCGTAATCTCGATCTCGTCCTCGCGCTCAGAGCGCTCCTTGGTACCCGTCACTTCATAGGTAACGCCCTTGTGCTGCAGCACATCCCCGCCCGCGATTGTGCGCGTCAGGCTGTCTGATCGAACGGTCCATCTGGTGGTGAGATCCTGAGCATACTCGGCAGCCTGCATGCGCTCGCCATCGCTGATGTCCGCCTTTTTCGCCCACCGCTTGCCGATTTCGGCCGGCGGGCCTTTTACGGTCGCGGTCCCGTCGTCCACGAGCGCGCTGCGCCAGATCGAGATCCGCCTATCGTATTGAGTGGCTGAGGATCGCGTCATCAGCGATAAACCCGGAACGGCTGAAGAAGCTTTTCGGCGGTCGTTGACATAGGGATCTTCGAAACTGCCTGATCGCTCACCGTCTCGGGAAAGCGGTACATATCGCCCACCATCAAGAGCAGCGCCGCGCGCACAGGCGCCGGCAGTGTCGCGTAGCCAGCAATCCAACGGATCCGCACGGTTTCGCCATCCGCACCGCGCCACGATGCGGCGGGGAAAGTGCCTGGCCATGCAGGGCGCAGCAAATTCCCGGTTAGCTCGTACCCAGAAGGATCAAGTGTGGTGGTGCCCCCATCCGCGTCGATATACTCGATGCTTTCGATCGCTGTAGCCGGAGGGTATGGCAGCTCAATCGCACCGCAAGTGCCGAACGAGGGAAGCCTCGCCTCCAGAGTTTGAACGGCAAATGCTCGGCCGAGCCAACCGTCCGGCCCATCGATGTGCCCGAACGCTGCATCAATATAGCCCTGGATTAGCTGGTCCTGGTCATCATGCTCGACGCGCAGGTGCGCCTTGACGTCCTCAAGTGAGGGCTTGGAGGCAGGCGCTGGCGGCATGATGACGAAAACGCGCATCACGTTAAACCGCGTCAAACGTCCGCTGGATGAGTGCAGGCACGTCAACAACAGCCATGTTCAACCCTCCTTGAGCGCTTTGGTTACAGCCTCGCGAGCCGATAGGGCGGGGTCGTTGAACTGCGGGGAGGGTTGGGTTCGCTTGGAGGTGAGCGCGACCTTCTCATCCTTCTCGTCGGTCTTGGTCTTGGCGACGGCCTTTTTCGCGATGGTCATTGATACACTCCTTCTTCACCCCTCCATGCGCCCGCATCGGCGGGGGCGTGAAGGAGGGCGGGCAGATTGAGCTGCCCGCCGAACCATCAGGCCATCTTGAGCGCCTTCATGAATTCGGGATTCTGCACCCCACCGCCTACGCGCTTGGTGGTGTAGAAGTGCACGAAGGGCTTGTTGGTGTAGGGATCGCGCAGGATCCGAGTACCCACTCGATCGATGACCAGGTACGTCATGCGCATGTCGCCGAAGAGCATCGGAATGGCGCCAGTAGCAGCATCGGGCATGCCCTCGATTTCGGTGGTCGCGTAGCCCAAGATGCGACCCGGCTCGCCATCCTGATAGCCAGGCTGCCAGAGGTAGTTGCCTTCGCCGTCCTTGAGCTTTCGGACCGAGCTCATAGTGCCGTTGTTCATGAAGAACCTGGCACCGGCGCGCCGCGAACTGGGAAGGCTATAGACCAAGTCGACGAGTTCATCGGCGGCAATGTCGGTTGCCGATGTCGCGGCCTTGGCGGTGATGGCACCGAAGGGATGTTTCGCCGCGTTGGCTTCGCCGGTGACGTAGGTCAGGATGCCGAATGGCTTGTTCGTCCCGTTACCACTCAGGAATGCAATGCCTTCCTGATAGGCGAATTCGGTATTGACCTCATCGGCCAGCCATCGCTCGACGTTGACCGCTGCGTCATCGATGAATGCCTGCGTGGCGGCCGGGTTCGCGTAGATTTCGCCGTGGCCGAAGGTCAGTTCCGAGACCCCAGGCGTGGCGGTCTCGGGGCGAGCCGCGGTCTCGCCAACCCAACCAGAGCCGATGGTGCGATCCGAGTACAGCCGTTTGAAGCCAGCCGTGCTGGTAGTGATCACCTGTGCGTGCTGACGGATGGGGGAGATTTCCTTGAGCGCACCCGTGATGGTGCGGTCCCACTCGACAGGGGCGAGATATCCGCCTTCAGCATCAGTCCCGACAGACAGGGCGGCAGAGACATCACCCTTACGGAAGTGCGCATTGAAGGCTGCGCGATATTCCGGGTCGGTCGGCTCCATGTCGCCAGGGAGGCTGTCGCCGAGGCGAGCCGCCGCGAGTTCGGTATTCGCCTTGGTGATTGCTTCCTCGATCTTGCTGATCTCGGCGTTGATACGGTCGACCTGCTCATTCAGCACGGAGTCGTCGACCTTGGATGCGAGAGCCTGCTCGTGCTTGCTGCGCATTTCCGTTACGGCAGCATTCAGCTGGGCGAAGAGGGCCCTGGTGTCATCGCCTTCGGCGCGCACGAGACCGCACAGGGCGCGGGGAGCCGCGCCGATCAAGTGAATCGGCTTCATGTAAGTATCCTTGATTAAGCCCGCAGGCTGTTCAAAAGAGCGGATGCCTCAAGCATCCAGTCGGTTGAGCCAGCGCCAGGCGTGGCGTCGTCGCGGGCAGCGCCAGGCGTACCCTTGATTTTATTGATGCGCTCGCGCGCTTGAGTGCGGGTCGCTCCGGCGTGCACCAATGTGAGCTCCATGGCGCGCAGTTCGTTTACAGAACGATCTGCAGCCTTCGTGGCCTCATCAACCTTCATGGCATCGGCAGGAAGAAGAGCGTCGGCAAAGCCACGCTCGATCGCTTGAGCGCCGGACATGTAAGTCTCTTTGTCCATCCACGCGGCGACCTGAGCGGCATCGTTGCCGGTACGCTCTGTATAGAGTGAGGCCATTGCGGAATCGAACGGCTCGAGCCAGTCGGCGAGGTCGCGCATGTCGTTGCGGTTTCCCATCGCCAGGACCCAGCAATTGTGGATCATCATGAACGATGCGGCACCGATCTCGATCTTGTCACCAGCCATGGCGATGATGCTGGCTGCGCTAGCTGCCATGCCCATCACCTGCACGGTGATGTCCTGCGGGTGTTCTCGCAGCACATTGTAGACGGCGATCCCTTCAAACATGTCGCCGCCGGGCGAATTGATCTGGATCGTTGCCGGCCGGTCGCCGATCGCGCGGAGCTGCTCAGCGACTTTCTTTGCGGTGATACCCCCGCCAGTCCAGTAGTCCTCGCCAACGACATCGAACATTGTGATCGTGGCATCGTCGGCGAGCAGCGCACGAACGCCGGCGGCATCACTGCCCCATTGGTCGTACACCTCAGGCTTCGTAAACGCGCTGACACGCTTCTGCGCAGGCAGGGGGAGGGCGTTAGGACGGGGCATTTGCGGTCTCCGGTGTTGCCCAGGCAGGGCGGTTCATTGCCGGGTCGTCGGATTTGTTCAGGTCCATCACTTCTCGTGCTTCGTTTGGAACCATGTAGCCACCTTGGCCGGGGCCGCCGATCGCCGCTTTGAGGAAGTCCGACTGATCCTTGAGGGATCCACGCAGCAACGCCGCCTCGTTGAACTTGAAGAAATGGGTTTCGCGCTCGGCATCGCTCAACAACGATTGGGCGAGAGCCTCCTCCCACGCAGTAAACCACCCCGCGAGACAGTACGTGATGAAGAATAGCCCAAGCTGCTCGATACCGCTGCCCCAGCTTGTTTCGTCAAACATGAGGAGAGGGCGGGGGACACCGGTACCGCGGGAAACCTCTTCAGCTTGATAGCGGCGGCTTTCGAGGCCCTGGGCATCTTTGCTCGTCATTCCGAATGGTTGGACGTCCATACCTTCCTCGGTAACGATCCAGCGGCCTGCATTTTCAGGGCCCGAATGGCGCTCCGCGAACTGGTCACGCAAGCGTTGCGCGGCCTCGTTACTGATCTGCTTCGGGTGCTTCAGCGCCCCCCCGACATAAGAGCCGTTTTTGATCAAGCGAGAAGCAGCTTCATCAGCAGCCTCAGCGAGGCCCAGCGCCTCGCCCATCAACTTGATGAGGCCATCCCCGGTGAGGCCATCACAGGTCCAGGGCGAGCGAAGATGGACGACCTCGTCAGGTCGAAGGACGCGAATACGGCCCTGCCGTGTGGTCCACTTGTAGGTCAGATTCCAGGCGTCATCGAGGTCAGCGACGACACGGTCAGGATCGAGAGGAATGAGTGCGCCAATTCCACGGACACCAGGTACCTTGAGCGCATAGGCATTGCCCTTAATCAGCGCGCGCCCTTGCATATAGGTCTTGAACTTGAAGGGGTCTTGAAAGCCGTTCGGCCTCCCGCGAGGTTTGAGCAGTTTGTGAACAGGGTGATCGGCGGCCTTGGAAACTTTGCCGGCACCATCCTTAACCATGAGGTTCAGTGGCAGCATGCCCAGCGTCTGGCTGATCACTGTCACCGCCCGGTTGAACGTTGGGTTCTGCATCGCCGAGCGTTCGGTGACGTACTTGCCTGCCGCAGTCGGACTTCCTTCGCGCAGGAACTCAAGTACGCGCGGATCGCTCAGGTCGAAGAATGTGCCTTCGCTAGCTGCGGCGCTCACCTTGGGCGTGTCGCCAAGCGCTATGGCAGGTTCTGGCGCAGTCAGACCATGGATGACGGAAGACCAAAACCCCATCAGAGCACCATGACGCCGCGCGTTTCGTAGATAGACTGCGGCGGTTCAGCATCGAATGCCGAAGCCACGCCGATGGCCATGCAAAGTGCTACAGCAGCGTCGATCTTATTCACGGCGCGCTCCTTTGCCAGCCAACTGTTTTCCCAGCGGTCGGAATCCGTGACCGCACTCATCATCGCCGAAATCAGGACTGGATTTCGAAGTAGCCGAATGCGGCCTTCCAAAAGGGCGTCCTCAAGCTCTCGAAGTGAGCCCGGCATCCAGAGGCCTTCGGGTTCGACCTCGCGGGCCCTGGCCGCTTCGATCATGGCCTCGGTCGGCTTCCCCTTCTTCGTTCCGCCCTGCGGGTGCTCAACGAAGGGCACGCTCAGGCCCAGCTGGTGGCACTCGTTCTCGAACTGCCGAAACGCGTATCGGTCGTAGCCAACCGCTGAGATCTCGAAGCGGCGGTCGTCGTCGGCCAAAGCCTGGGCGACGTGATCGAAACGAATGCTTTGCCCCTTCGGCGCCTCAAGATGCCCGTCTCGGACCCAGACGTCATAGGGGGCCTTGTCGCGCAGCGCACGGGCCTCCAAGGTGTCGCCCGGCGTCCATGCTTCAATCCAAGCATCAAAGGTCGGCTTCGAGACAATCCGCTTCTCGCCCTCGACCTCAACTTCGACGTCCACACTGCCGGTCTGGACGACATTCGCCTTCGCGGTGATGTCCCGGCTCTGCGAAAGGTCGAGGCCGATAGCGCAGCGCTTCCCGTGATGCTCGGCGATATCGAAGTCTGCGATGCAAGGTTCGAGAACCGCGCGCGACATCCACGCCGATTCAGCGTCGGTCCAGACGCAGAAATGCAGGCGCAGAATGCCGTTAAGCTTCCCCGGGATTGCCTTCGCCTGGGCAACGACACCTTCGAGGTATTCGTAAGACAGGATCGTGCCGAGCAGTGGGTTCGCCTTCGCCCAGCACTTCGGATCCTTCAGGGGATCGTCGCCTGGATCAAGCGAGCATACGAAGCTGAAGGTGCTGTCATCTATCGGCTCGCCGACATAGGCGAAATCTTCGCCTGGCGTCGCAGTCCCTGCCGCAACCCTGACGGCGTGTTCATGCTCCTCGTAACAAATCGAATTGCGATCCGAACCGCTGTTGGTGATCATCAGCAGCAGTGGCTGCCGTCGAAATTTGAAGCCGCGCTCGATCATCTCGACCGCGTCGCGGTTCGGGTGTTCGTGCAGCTCGTCCGCGAGGCCTATGTGCGGGCGCAGGCCTGAGCCCGACTTGCCTGCGCTCCTGCTCAGCGGGCGGAAAAATGAGTTCTTAGCCAGCCATGCTAGGTTGAACACGCGCCCAGGGCCGCCGCTTTGGGTGATCCGCTTGGCGAGATCGGGCGACTGGTCGACCATCGCGACCGCGTCATTGAAGAGGATCTTCGCCTGGTCGCGGTGCGCAGCCACAGCGTAGATCTCGGCGCCGGGCTCGCCGTCTGCCATCATCCCGTAGAGGCCGATGCCACCGGCGAACGGCGATTTCCCGTTCCCTTTTCCTTCCTCGATAAAGGCCCGGCGGAACCGGCGGCTGCCGTCTGCGCGCTCCCAGCCGAACAGGTTGCCTAGCTTGAATGCCTGCGATGGGTGTAGCTCGAAAGGCCGCCCCTCAAACTGGCCGCCATTGAGGCGCAGCTTGGTTTCGAAGAACCGGAAGACCCGCTCGGCCTTCTCGACGGAATAGCGCAGCCCGCGTTTGTGCCCGTTCTTCAGATCGTCGAGGTGGCGCCGGCATGCGTTGCGGACATGGGGGCCCGCGATGAATTTGCCGGCGACAACGTCGAGCGCAAACTTGGTGGCCCGGTCACTCGGAACCGAAGAACTCGTCCTCCTCTTCCTTGCCGCCATGGTCCCCTCGGTTGCGCTCGTCCGTGAGACCAAGCTCGCTCATGTAGGCGCGCATCTGGCCATGCTTCGACGCCGGGAACCCGATGGGGTTATGCCGGAACTCGCTCCAGAGCTCGCAGAATGCAATCGCAGCTGGCTCTCGTGATCCGTCGAGCCAGCCTGCCGGTGCGATGAATTTCTTCCAGGCCTTCAGAGCCTCACCCTTAAGCCCGGTCGGCTTGGTCAGCGTGCCGAAGCTGACCGCACTCGCTTGCGCGGCCTCTTTCGTGGCCGCGCTTTCGCCATGACGCGCGGTCCGGTGGGTGCCGTCGACCAGGCGCAGCTGCGCCGGTTTCGGCTTCGCTCCCCTGGTGGCCATATTGGACCTTTCAAAACATCAATCTGGTTTTGTGAAAATTTCAGGCCCACTGCGGTCCCTAGACCGGCAAGTCCTCAACTTTGAGATACCCCCCGGGGGAGGGCGCTTTCATGCCCATTCTTGGTACTTTCGCGATGTTGCGCGACATATTGTTACGCGCCCTCGGGCCATCCGTCCGAGCCGATCCGCGCGCGCTGCCGATGGCCTTGGTCTTCGGCCGTCTTTGCTTCGTGGCAGGGACCGCAGAGCGTTTGCAGGTTATCAGGGGCGTCTGTGCCGCCCTTGGCTTTCGGCGTCTTGTGGTCGACGTGCAGGTGTACCGGCTTACCATCTTCGCCGATCGATCCCTTGGAAGTGATCCGACCTTGCGAAAGGCAGGCTTGGCAAAGGTACTGGTCACGCTCGAGGATTGCCAGGCGCTGTTTGTCCCAGGCGCTTCCGTATCCGCGTTCATGCCGCGACTTGCCATTATGATGCCATGCCTGGCGCGACTGGCGCTGGTGACCTGCTTTGTACGGCAATGGGACATGGGCCATTGATCAAAGCACCTTGCTGAGGTTCTACGCCAGTGGCATCACGCCGCCTCCAATCAATTGGGGGCAACATGAAGTATTCCGCAATTCTCGTAGCATCCTTGGCGTTGGCTGGCTGCGCTTCGACGCAAAAGGTCCTCGACAAAGAACCTACCGAAGTCTTTCACTCTGAGAAGAGCCAGAACGAGGTAGCATTCTGCCTCGCCAACAAGAACAACACTAATGCGATGGATCGCGATGATGGATCCAAGGTTGTTCTGATCAAGAATGGCTATGGCGGCGTTTCGCTCGCTTTCACCGTCTTTGAAGAGGGTGAAGGAAGCCGGATCGAATATCGCCGTCAGTTCGGCACCATCGGAGCTGCATGGAAGCAGTGCATCGGGCTGAAGCCCGAGGAGTAGAACGGGTAGCGCCCGCAAGGCACGAAACCTGCGGGCGCAACTTTAATCATCATTTACGGAAAATTTGCACGATTTGGCGATAGCGTCAAGCTGATCCGTACTGCGCCACAAGGATTTTCCCCGGCTGTCGAGGTGGAGCCAGCACGTCCAGGGCTGCGATTGCTGATCGAAGAACCATCTGGTCGGCTGGGTGCTTTCCCCCAGCGAGAAGGTTGTCCAGCCAGTAGGGCCCTGTGTCGGTGTAGAGCCTCGACAAAAGCTGATCCAGCCAGGGGCGCGTGCCGCTGGCGTCCAGCTCCTTCATCATTTGGAATAGCCAATCCCGGTCGCGCTGATCGTGTTCGCTGATCTCGACTTCGGTCAGGCCACCGCGCGGCGAAGCATCGAGCGCGCACCGGTATGTCTCGCCACCGATCACGCGGTTGTAGATCCTCGCGAAACGCTTGCCAGCGATGTAGCGATCGTCGGCATATTGGGCGTCTTCTCCGAGCAGGCCCGCCGCATAAGCGCGCCCAAGCGCCGTGCTATAGTGTGTGCCGTATTTCGCGCGTCTGCCTTGAACCCACTCACTGCCCTTATCGTGCGTGACCGTCTGGACGATCTTGCCGCAGGCGTGCCGCTTCACGTTGCGCTTCTTCGGTCTGCCTCGACGCGCCATCAGTTGCGTGCCTCCTCTCGAAGAGAGCCGCGGCGTGGCCGCAGCACATAGCTCCCGCAATCACACCGCCAAAGGAGCGAGCGCGTCTCGCCAACCCGCTTCCAGTAGTCGGGCATGGCGTCGATCTCATCCTGGCTGGCCTTCCCGGAGGCGAGGCGCGTCATGGCATCCTCGAAGCGGGCTTGGCGCTCATGGCGGCTGGCGGTGGCTGCCTGCCGCTGCTCCTGCACGGCTGCGTCGCACCGCTCCCAGCGCTTCAGGATCTCGACGCACTCCGAGGTGCTCGGGAAGAACCTGCAATTCCTGAGTGCCTCGGTGACCAGGAACTCGATGGCGGCCTTGGGGCGCTGGCCGATCGCGAGCTCATAGGCGCGCACGCGGAGCTCGCCGCCGACCACGTCGTCCTTGCGACGCGGCAGCGTGTCCAGCATCCGCAGGCACTTCGCCAGGAACTGACCATCGCAGAAGGCGAGCTCGGGCAGCGGGGCCGCAGCGACCGCCTCGACGGCGACCAACTCGGCGTCGCTCAGCCTAGCCGGTGGCGCCGAAGATCCGCTCGTCGAGAGCGCGCTGGAAGCCGTCGCGGTGGTCTGGCTCAGAACGCCCGGAAGCAGCGCGCCAAGCGGCTGGGCCGCGCTGAGGAGTGGAGGCTGGTCTGTCATCGTATTGGCCCTCGAGGATTTTCGTCACGGTGTCGGGTCGGAGGAGGAAGTCGATGTTGGCGCCGGCCCAGTCTCCGGCATCGCCGCGCAGGAACGCGGACTGGGGCACTTGCTGGATTGCCCGCTGGATCGCTTGCAAGCCGTCGTCCTTCAGCCTGGCTCGGCAGTGGCGGCGGCGGGTATCGCTGAGCTTAGCGCAGGTGCGTAGCCCAGCGGCGCGGGCCATGGCGTTCCAGGCGGAAACCACGGTCGCGCAGTCGTCACTCGCCGGAACGGCCTTACGCGTGGGCGGGGATTCTCCCTCCGGGTGGGTATGGGTGGAGGGGTTAGATTTATTTTCATTGGGGAGGAGGGAAAGGGAGGGGCTGTCCTGTGACGTCACGTCCTGTCCTGTGACGTCACGTGACGTCACGTGACCGCGCTCCTCTTTCTCGCGCTCACGCTGCTCCTGCTTGCGGCGGCGATCATTCGCGCGGCGCTCGTCCAGCACTTTGCGTTCGGCCAACAGCATGGCCACTTCGGCAACGAGCTCGGGCGACGTGCCATCGGCAATGAGGCGGGTGAGAAGGTCGCTCATGATCCATCCCCGTCCTTCGGCGCGCCGACCTCGATCTCCACGCGCCCGGATTTCTCCGGCTCCGCGAACTCGTATCTGGGCACGAACCGGCTGTCGTTCACCTTCAGCGCATCAGCGATGCCGTCGAAGATGGGCTTCATGCGGTTGGGGAAGTTGGTGCGATCGCCGCGGCGGTTGGGCGGCACGAAGCGCACGCACAGCACGATGTCGCCAGCCGCCGGGGCGCGGGCGCGCGCCTCCTTCGTCGCCACATGCGCCCAGTGGCGCCATTGCCGCGTGATCTTGGCCTTGCTCCGCCAATGCCCCTTGGCATGGCCTGACAGGCTGGAGGGAGGGAAGGGAAGGACGATCATGGCTCGCCTTTCGCCTGAAGGAGGTCGGTGAACCCGTAGCGGCGCGCCTCGCATTCCAGGGCCGCCACTTTGCGGCGGGCGCTGTCGAGCAGGGCGGGAAGCCTCTTGATCCGGCTCACCTCCTGCGGGCTCAGCTCGCGGGCCTGCATCAGTCCAGCCCCAGCGCGCTGCGATAGGTCTCCAGGACCATGTCCATCTCGCGACGGTCATCGGGCTTCATCTTCCGCAGGCGGACGACCTGGCGCATGATCTTGACGTCATAGCCCACTGCCTTGGCCTCGTTGTAGACGTCACGGATGTCGTCAGCGATGCCCTTGCCTTCCTCAGACAAGCGCTCAATTCTCTCAATTAGCAGGCGCAGGCGGTCATCGGTGGTTTCGGCCATGACTGGCTCCTCACAGCATCAAGGGTTCATCGTTGGGGCAGTTCGCGATCCAGTCGGCGCGATCTGCGGTGGCTGCGTTCAGCGCCGCCACGGCGTCGGTCATTTCAGTCTCGGCGCGCTCCAGCCGCTCCCGCGCGCGCTTCACGCGCTGCGTTGCGCAGCTGACCAGTTCTTCCAGCTGCTCCATGGAGCGGGGTTTGGGTACCAGCCCGCGGGGCAGGGCGCCTTCGGCTGGCATCACGCCGCCGGCTTGAGTTTGGCGAGCTGGGCATCGATGGCGGCCCGGGCCCGCTCCAGGTCAGAGCGGCACTGGCGCACTTCCTCCGGGCTGATCGCGTCGTCATCCTCCAGTGCCTCGGACAGGGCCAGCGCGGCTTTGAGGACGTCCGACTGCGCGCGGCGGTCATGCAGGGCGGCAAGGCCGGGGCGGCTGGTAATGCAAAGCCGGTCCAGCGATCCGGTGAAGCGGCCATTCCACTCGCGCTTCGCGGCGGCAAACGCTACGACGCCCATCTCGGCAAGGCCTGTGCGGTACTTGGCCGCCTGGTCCTCGCTTTTGCCCAGGATGCGGCCGATATCGGCATCGGTCAGGCCATCCTCGGCCTTGATGGCGGTCAGTTCCTGAGCAACCGCGTCAAGAACGGCAGAAGCGGAAAAGATGCTGCGCTGCGGTGTGGATTGCCGGTTCATCGGTGGGGTACCTCGGCTTCATGAACAGGTGGGAAGTTGAAAAGGCCCGGTGGCGGCCAGTCGGAATGCGAGCGATGGGCGCTCGGCCGCCCCGGGCAGGTGCGCACGCCGGTCTATCGTCGGCATGCGGGAGAGAGGAGGACGCACGCTCATCGGCGCTGCGTCCCAGCCGGAACGATCCCGGCGAATTCCAAATCGCTGTGATGGCAGTGCGAAGCTCCGCACACGGCACAGAAGGCCGCGCGATTGCGCGGGATGCGCTCATTGCCAAGGAACCAGCCGACGCTGGTCGTGTCCGAATTTTCGGACATACCCCTGCCCACGATGAGGCGGCGCGTCATGCGGCACCTCCCTGCCGAGCGCAGTTGCCCGCGCCCGGCAGTTCGGTCATCGTGCAGCTGTCCAAAACAGCACGAATGGAATTGAGATGTCTGAACTTGGCTTTGCTAATCACCTGGCGCTGTTTGCGATCGTCAACGGTCTGCGAAAGGCTGGGGAGGTCAGCGAAGCGACGATACTCGCCATCGTCGAAGAGCTCGAAGCTGCGACCGAGATCAGTGACGCATGGGGGCATGGCAGCACGACCGAAGCGCTCAACAAACTCGGGGCTGCAATCAGGAGGGGAAGGCCTAGCTACTGACATCTCACAGCCACCCCTCTGCGCGGGCGGCGGGCACGCCGCGGGCGACAGCTTCGTCGAATCGTTCGCGCAGTGGCGCGCTCAGGCGTTGTCCCGCGTGGAAGAGGGTTACGGGGTCGTAGCCGGCGCCGGGTGTGCCGAGCTCGTTGACGACCGCATCATAGGTCAGCGCGCAAACCTTTGGGCTGGGGTGAACAGGCAGCAGCTGAGCGAGAAGAAAGAGATCTCGATTCGCAGGGCTTGTGCACATCTCATCGCGCACGATCTCGCGAATGCCGTCCAGCACTTCGGTCGGAGCGAAGCTGGAAGCATCGAACGTCAGCTTCACCGTAACAGCACCGACGGCCGCGCCGCCGCGCGGCGTGCTGCGGCGCCGGGTCGCGAACGTCTGCACGCCGGTGCGCTTGGGGATGGGGCGCGGGCGCGGGCGCGTCATGCGGCTGCGTCCTTTGCCAGTGCCTCGAGTGAGAGTTCGAGCCCTTGGGTGCGCGCAATGTCGGCGATATGTAGCCAGTATTTCGCAGGAATTGTTCGTCCGGAAAGCGACCAAGAACGGACCGTCACTTCGGCAACGGGGACGCCGCGAGAGCGGAGCGCATCGGCTACGACTTTCGCCCCGCCCAGCTCCTGGATCGTTGTGCTACGTTTCATGTTGAATTGCGCTACTAAACGTAGCGACATTTTGCAACATGATTTGTAGCGCTGATGCGTGCCAAAGCATGGCCATGACACGATCAGACCTCGATTCGCCTCATGATCGACTTGCGTGGGCGAGAGTGCAGGCTGGCTTCACTGACAAGGCCGACTTTGCGCGTGCTGTAGGCGTCAATCCCACGACCTACAGGGCCTACGAGAACGGCCAAAACGGGTTCGCCAAACATGCGGTGACATTTGCAAAGAAACTTGGTGTCAGCGCTGACTGGCTCTTGGAGGGTGGGGCAGTTCCAAGCATTTCAACTGTCTCTGGCGAGGAGGCTCTGGCTCCTTCACACAGGCGCGCGCCTGATAGCGTCGTGACGCTCCGATCCTTCGACCTGAGCTATTCCATGGGCCCGGGCGCGAACATCGACGACTACGTCGAAGAGGGCACGTACGAGTTCGACGCGAACATGCTGGCCAAGCTCACCAGGGCGCCGGTCGACCGCCTCTTCGTTGCGCGCGGCGATGGCGACAGCATGTTTCCTACATTGGTCAACGATGATACAGTCGTGATCGATACCACCCAGACAGTCCTGAACCTGCAGGACCGCATCTGGGCCTGCTCGGTCTACGGCGCCGGGGCGATCAAGCGCCTTCGCGCGATCGCGGGCGGCAAGGTCCTCGTCCAGTCCGACAATCCGAACATCCCTGATCAGGAAATCATTTCCGATGACCTGCGCATCGTGGGGCGCGTGATTTGGCTTGGCCGGCGGATCTGATCCGAGTTCAAGCATATGCAGATGTACAGGTAAGGAAATCTAACTTCATGTTGCAGAGGGTAGAGGCAGTTCAATTCATCCGTGATGAGATCGGCGGGAGGAATAGGCCGGTTTTAGCCGCTGCAGAGACCAGCGATGGGGAAGTGATCGAGCTTGTTCTCAAATTTGCGTCATTATGTGAACTGCAATCCAAGGCGTTAGCAGTCGAGGTGATATCAGCGTGTCTTGCCGCTGCATTGGAGTTGCCGATCCCGGAGCCGTTCATAGTGGATCTATCGCCAGAGTGGCGGGCATCCTTGCCTGGCAGTGTCCGCGCGCGTGTATCTGAGTTCGATACAGTCGCATTTGGCTCCCGGTTTCTCTGCCCTCAGTGGTCCCTCTGGACAACGGGGCGAACCCTATCTCCTGCGATGCGCCAACAAGGGGCCGAGATTTTAGCCTTTGACGCATTCACTGAGAATTGTGACCGCAAGGATCAGAACCCAAACTGCTTGGTTAGCGGTGATAAGGTGCGAATCATCGACCACGAGCTATGCCTCCCTCGAGGCGTAATCGGAGCCAAGCCATGGGAGACAGGGGGGCTCCAGCCTTTCACCCAGCCCGGCCAGCATATCTTTCGTCGAGAACTACTTGCGAAAAAGATTGACCATGTCAGCATTCGTGAAAAGTGGTTGTCCTTGCAAGACGAGGACATTGACGCCTATGGGGCCGCCGTGCCCTTCGAGTGGTATGAGGATGCGTTCATTTCCGATATCTTAGATAAGATTCGGCATGTTCGCGATAACATCGATGGATGCATGGCTGAACTTGATCGGATCTTGCAATGAGTCGTCGCCCATATAGCTACACCGTTTTGCGCTACGTACATGACATCGTGACGGGTGAGTTTGTGAATGTCGGACTCGTGCTGACAGCGCCAGCTCATAACGGCGATGCTCCAGAAGTCCTTTTCACTTTCGATGAGAAGGTGCAGCGCCTTCGTGTAATGTTCCCGAACCTCGATCGCGTGGCGTTTCTTGAGGCGATCAAAGCTATGCGGCGAAGTGGTAGAGCTTTGGCCAAGCAGGTGGAAAAGGATCACATGTTCTCGAATGAGGACGCGCGGTCGTTGGCGTTGCGCATGCTTCCACGAGATGGAAGTTCGTTGCAATGGTCTGAGATCGGTACTGGCATCGCTCGGGATCTCGAGAAGGAATTCAAACGTATAAGTCACCGTATGCTGGCTCATTACCAGCATAAGGCAGAAGCCAAGCGGGGCGATGAAGACGTGTGGCGGCCGGTCAAGCAAGCGCTCGAAGATCGAGACGTAAAGATCGAACTGGAGCCAAGGGTAATCGATGGGAAAGTAGATTCCGTCGAGTTTCGCTATGCCTGGAAAAATGGCCAGATCCATGCCTATGAACCCGTTTCATTCGATTTGGCGAATGCAAGTCGCATCCGCGATAAGGCGAGGCGCTGGCGTGGAAACCTTGATGCAGCTCGCGGCGGCGCTGCGGAAAAATTCAGGGCACACTTTATCGCCGGCAGACCATCAAACCCTGCGCTGATGGAAGATTTCCATGCCGCGCTCGACATCCTGCGTGATGCTTCTGGAAAGCCGGAAGTGTTCGATGAGAACGATCTGGACCAGCTTGTGTCCAAGATCGAAAAGGATGTGAAAAAGCACGTTCATCCTGCTCATTGATCCAAGTGCGGTCAGGTAGGTTATCCCTCGCAGTCGTAGGCGCTGACTACCCCAACAAGACCGGCCCATCCCGTCGCTTTGAGATTGCTCTTTGCGGCCCGGGTGAGCCGGTCGAGTTGCGTCTGGAGCCTGAGAACCCAGCCGACCCGCGCGCCGTGGCCGTCTATTCCGACCGTGGTGTCCAGCTCGGCTACCTGACTGCCGATCGCGCGCCTTGGATTGGAGCCATGCTCTCCAGGGGCCGGGTCATCACCGCGATATTCCAGGAGCAGGCGCGCTACGGCGCGGTTGTGCGCGTGGCCTTCGACGGCGAAGCCCCGGAGCTGCCGGAGCGCGCCACCGTCGCAGAAGAGTCGGCTGGCGTTGACGCGGATCAGGATCCGGGCTGGTGGCCGGATGATGACTGGATAGATTGACGCTACAAAAAATGTTGACGCGCTATGAAATGTAGCGTTATGTGCCTCTCACCAACCCGCCGGTGAGCCGAAAGCGCAGACCCGCCGGGATCCATGTTGGAGGTTCCGATGTCTGTCCTTACCGCTACCGATTATGCGAAGGCCTACCGCAACGCGCTTGAGAACGACGCGCTGACGCAAGGCGCGTGGCACACCGAACGCGATGGCCGCCAGCTTGCCTGTGCACTGGGTGTGATTGGTCCGGAAGTCGATGGACCGTCGAAGTGCCCTGCCGCGATCATGCCGCGCTGGCTGGCGCAGATGGTCCCTGGCTTCTTCGACCGGCAGAAGGCTGAGGATGCGTTCGCGTGGGGCAAGGCCTTCACCGAGCAGCTTGCGCGTATTGACGGGAAGGTTCCTTTCAGCGTGATCCATGACTGGCAGGGGCATACCGTATGCCAGCTTGGGGTTGATGCAGCGGAGAAGCACGGACGCGATCCCGCACCGCATAAGGCGCTACAGGCGCTTCACCTGCGCGCGCTGGGCGGCGAGGTAATCCCTGCGGATCAGTGGCGGCCTGTCCTGAAAGACGCCTACGCCTACGCCGACGCCTACGCCTACGCCTACGCCAAAGCCTACGCCTACGCCTACGCCTACGCCGACGCCAACGCCTACGCCTACGCCAAAGCCGACGCCTACGCCTACGCCTACGCCTACGCCTACGCCTACGCCGACGCCTACGCCTACGCCGACGCCGACGCCAACGCCAACGCCTACGCCAACGCCTACGCCTACGCCGACGCCAACGCCAACGCCTGGAAGAAGATGGCTGACGGCATGGTAGCAGCGCTTGAGAGGGTGGAGGTCGCGTGATGCGTCGCGCGCGTTCCACGCCCCAGCCGAGCCGAGAGGTTCTTGAGCAGCGCACCGCCGCGGCTGGTCTGCTCCGCAATTTCCTGATCGCCCTCGAAACGGAGGGCGGCCCCAAGACGCCCTGGATGGAATTCGCCAAGGGCCGGGCCGAAATGGAACTGCGCGCCTGGGGAATGGCGCGATGATCCGCCTTCACCGCAAGCGCGGCCACGTCACCTACGACAACTTCTTCGACCTGCTCATGGACGTGCATGAGGCCATGCTGGCGCGTGGAGAGATCTGATGCGCTGCACCGCCATCATCCTTGCGCTCACGCTGGCCGGCTGCACCGCGCACGCCTGGACGCCGGTCCTGCTCGATAGTCCGTCCGTGATGGCCTTCGTCCTGTCGGACCGGTTCTGGCCCACCATCTTCACGCTGGCCCTGGCCTTTGGCGCGATTGCCGCCGCCGCCTGCGCCGCGCTCGTCTTTCACCCCGGGAGCCTCTCGGGTCGCACGCGGCCGGAGGGCGGCGAATGATCGCCCCCGGCCTTACTCTCCCCACCGCAGCACCGATCGGCTTCCTCAACGTACCCCCCGCTGGCCGATTTGCGGCAACCACCCACGGCGCCGGTGCCGCCGTGGGTCACCAACCGGAGGCGCATCGCCATGGCTGACGAACCCAACTCGCTGCACCTGACCTACGAAGAGGCTGAGCGCGTCGCCGCCGATCTCTCGCGCGTCTGGGTGGGCATGACCGGCCTGTGCGAGACGCCCAAGGTCGAATGCATCGCCGACGTAGTCCAGCGCGCGCTTCGTGGGGCGCGCGCCGTTATCGCGGCTCGCCCCGACCAGAGCGAAGACGCAGGAGCCGCGGCTGGCCGCTTGAACCTCTCCGAGAAGGAGCTCCCCTACTGATGCGCCCTGGATACGCCACCCTCCCTGAAATGCGCAAATGGGCCGACGGCATCATGGAGCGCGATCCCGATTTCGTGATCGGTGATGACTACCTGCGCCGCTGGTGGGTCATCCCGCGCAACGAGCAGTGCAACGTCTACCTCCACGTCATCCGCAAGAGCGATGACGACCGCGCCATGCACGATCATCCTTGGGCGAATACCAGCTACGTGATCGCCGGGCGCTACATCGAGCACACGCCGGAAGGATCGTTCCTGCGCAAGGCCGGTGACGTGATCGAGCGGCCAGCCAACGCACTGCATCGGATCGAGCTTGTGCCCGGCTGGTACGCGACTTCCCTCTTCATTACGGGCCCGAAGGTCCGCGAGTGGGGCTTCCAGTGCGAGCAAGGCTGGGTCCACTGGCAGGACTTCACCGCCGAGGACGATTCCAGCCGCACGGGCCGGGGCTGCGGTGAACATGGCGCGCTGTCGCCGGTGTTGGTTGCGGGTGAGCCGCGGGCGGTGCTGGCATGACCCGCCTGTCGTGCTGCTTTTGCATCATGGCAAGCCAGGCGGATCTCACGACCGCCGCCAAGCTCAACCCACCACTGTACCGCCGGTACGTCAAAACAGAACGCCGCTTAGGCTTTACGCTCAGTATGTCGCGCAAAACGCTCCCGGAAATCACAGGGATCGCAGCATGAAAAACAAGCTCACCGACTTGAACGATCACTTGTTCATGCAGCTCGAGCGCCTGGGCGACGAGGGCATGGACGCTGATAAGATCGAGCAGGAGGCCAAACGCGCTGATGCGATGGTCCAGGTTGCCGATCAGATCATCCGCAACGCAGATCTGCAGCTGAAGGCCGCGAACCTCATCGCCAATCACGGCGACCGCTTCCGGCCCATGCTGCCCATGATCGAAGGCAAGTCGGAATGAAGGGCCGGGCCATCCCCTACAGCACTGCCGAGATGGCATGGCTCGAGGCGAACAAGACACTGTCGATCAGCGACTACCATGCCGCGTTCCAGCAGCGCTTCGGGCGCGCCGACGTGACAGCTGCGAACCTCCATGCCCTGCGTAAGCGCAAGGGCTGGCGCACGGGCCGTTCTGGATTCTTCGTGAAGGGGCAGGAGCCCGTGAACAAAGGAAAGAAGTGCGCGCCGGGGAAGGGCGGTCTGCATCCGAATTCGCGTCGGACCCAGTTCAAGAAAGGCCAGATGAGTGGCACTGCCCAGCACAACTACAAGCCAATCGGGTACGAGCGGATTACCGAGGACGGCTATGTCGAGCGCAAGATCAGCGACACCGGCGCCGCGCGGCAGCGATGGCGGGCTGTGCACCTGCTGAACTGGGAGGCCACCCATGGCCCGCTACCGGAGGGGCACGCCCTCAAGTGCCTGGACGGCAACAAGCAAAACACGGAGCCGGGCAACTGGGAACTCGTGCACCGCGGTGTGCTCGCACGCCTCAATGGTGGGAGGTTTCGCAAGACGCTGCCCTACGACCAGGCGCCAGCCGAGTTGAAGCCTACGGTCATGGCCGTGGCGAAGCTGAAGCACGCCGTCAGTGAGCGGAGGCGCGCATGATTGCCACGCTCTCACTCAAAGACGTGAAGCATCCCCAGCGAACGACGGCTGATGGTGAGGTCGAGTGTCTGGAGGCGACGCGAAAAATGCGCCGCGCGGGCGCAGTTGCCCTCTGCCTGGGCGAAAGCCAGATTTTTGCGGGTGCAGGTCTCAATGTCGACCAGCCGCTGAAGGTCCACTGCGTCGTCAATGCTCATGAAACACCTCCTCTCTCCGTGCACTGGATAACACAGAAGGCAGGGGGAAAGCGAATCTGGCCGGGAAGGCGGGCCGCATGACTTGGCCCTTCGGCGCTATGCGCCCGTTTTCCTACTCTGCCTTGTTGGTCGATCCGCCATGGCACTTTCGCAACTTCAGCGGAAAGGGCGAGGCCAAGAATCCGGTGGCGCACTACACCTGCATGTCGCTGGACGACATCGCCGCCTTGCCAGTCGCGCATCTGGCTGCGCCGGACTGCGCCATGTTCATGTGGGCGACGGCTCCGCTGCTTCCCGAGGCCATCGAGGTCATGAAGGGTTGGGGCTTTACCTACAAGTCGGCGGCGCCTTGGGCGAAGCAGTCGAGCACGGGTAAGGCATGGGCTTTCGGGACCGGCTATATTTTCCGCTCGGCGGCCGAGTTCCTGATCGTCGGGACGATCGGCCAGCCGCGCGTGCAGTCGCGGGGCGTGCGAAACCTGATCGTGGCGCCGGTGCGCGAGCACAGCCGCAAGCCTGATGAGCAGTACGAGATGGTCGAGGCGCTCTACGCCGGACCGTACGCCGAGATTTTTAGCCGCACGAACCGCCCTGGCTGGGACAGCTGGGGCAACGAGGCGGGCAAGTTTGATGAGGAGCCGGCATGATTGACACAATCAGCATCGACGTAACCATCAGCTCTGCTGAATACGAGAGCGCCCGTGAACGGGCGATCGAAAATGGATTTTCGACCGAGTACATCGCGCTCATCGGTAATGTGAGCCTTTCCGATGCCCTGGAAGAGGCCACTGTCGACCAGCTTCGTGATCAGCTTGGTCGCGAGCTTCCTGGATATACCCCCGATCAGCTTACCGCGATCGAGGCATGTTTCTCGGCTGCACTCGCCGGTGAGATCAGTAATGCCAGTGCGCTGCTGCCGAGGATCTTCGAGCACGCAGCACAAATCGATGCGGCAGAGCGGGCAATTCACGCAAGCCACTTCCGGAGCATCGCAGCATGAGCCGCCCGACCGATGAAGCCATCCTCCGCCACGCCGTCAATATCGCCACGCCGCGCCGCTCTCGCGGATACCAGCCGCGCTGGGTTGCTGTGATGGATACCTTCGCCGTCGGCGCCACGGTCGCGCAGGAACTGTGCACGCGCTTCGGCTTCAACCCTGACGAGATGGTGCGCCAATGACCGACGATCCATTCGAATGCTTCGAAGACGGCGGCTACATGATCGTCAACGAGCCCGCCGCCTGGGCGGCCATCCCCGACGATCTCAAGCCGAAGGTCGAGATTGCGGCAAAAGCCATGTGCCGTAAGATCTCGGCGCTGCAGGAGGCACAGGCATGACCGAGGCCATCCTCCACATCCTGCAGCATAGCTTGGGCGTCGACCAGTACGGGCGCGGCGAGCAGTACCGCAACCACTTCGTCACTGGCGAAGGATCTGTCGACTTTCCGGCATGCATTGCAGCCACCCTGTTCGGCCTGATGAACCGGCGCCAGGGCAATGTCCTGTCTGGTGGCGACGACGTGTTCAGAGTGACGCCTGAGGGCAAGCGGTGGATGGCCGAGAACAGCCCAGTACCGCCGAAGCTCACTCGTAGTCAGCGGCGCTATCGGGCTTACCTCGATGCTGATTGGTTCACCGGGAATTTCCGAGAGTGGATCGCGTACTGGCGCGACCAGCCGAAGGGGGTAGCCCATGTGTGATTGCGAAGTACCTCAGGCATTCAACGAGCGCTGGCGCACCGCCCGTAAGCCTCACCGCTGCTGCGAGTGCGGAGCCTGGATCAAGCCGGGTGACCGATACAACTACGTCAGCGGAATCTGGGACAACCAGCCGGATAGCCACCACACCTGTGTTGAGTGTGTGCAGGTCCGCGATTGGATCGTCTCGCAGTCGACGCGCTGGGACTGCGAGCCGTGCTTTACCCAGCTTTACGACGACATGCCTCGCGCAGATTGGCCGCCTCACTTGGTTGAGGCTCAGGCGGTGCTGAGGGAAGAGCTTGCAAGGAAGGCCGCATGAACCTTCGCATCCTTAAGAAGCTGTCGAAGCGCGCGATGCCTTACCTGATCGCCCTTGGCGATCGGCAGGTGCATTTTCTCGCTGAGCGCAATGATAACTATCACGGCATGACAATCCGTGATCGCACATGTTGGGAAAGGAACCCCTGCCACCCTTCACGCGAACCAGGTTGGTGCAACTTTGGCGATGAACCCGTCCTCTACGTTGTGGCACGCAAGGGGTACCGATACGTGATGCGCCCTCCGCATCATCCGCTCAAGGGTACTCCGATGGTTGGGGGAATGTCTGGTGGTGAGCAGCCAGAGTGGGACGAGATATGTGCTTACGCCTGTTTGGCATCATGGGTGTGTTCCCACTTCACTGACTGGTCAAATTGGGAGCGGCCGATCCCGACCCGTGATCTGACAACGGTGAGCAAGATTTTCGCTGCTGCCGATGACATGGTTGCCGAAAGGATGGCTGCATGACCCAGCAACGCCTCCAGACCAAAGAGGGTATCTGCGCCTACCTGGGCGACATCAGCCCCACGACCTACGACAAGTGGCAGTCCCGCGGATTAGTCCCGGGCCCGGTGCGTGGAACAAACCGCTACGACCTGCGCGCCCATGACCTGGCGCTTGACCGCGCTTCGGGGCTGGCTGAACCGGTCCATGCGATTGGGCGGCCGCGCTCAGCGCTGGAGGAATTCGAGGCAGGGCATGCGCATTAAGCTCAAGGGCGTCTACAAGAACACCAAGACGCTCGCGAACGGTCGGCGTCAAACCTACTACTTCCTGCGCAATGTGGGGGCGATCCGGCCCCAGCCAGGAGACGAGAACGAGCCGTTCTATCCCGGCAGCTCGGCCTTCATGCGCGCCTACACCACGCTGAACGAAGCGCCGCGCCGGGCCCGCACCGTTGGCACGCTGCAGCAGGTGATCGATGGCTACCAGAAGTCGTCTGCCTTCGTGAAGCTGGCACCGCGGACCAAGCGCGACTACCTGGGCCACCTCGACAAGATCGCCCTGGCAAAGCTTGTGCCGAACGGACCGGACTTCGCCGCCTATCCGCTCGAAGCGATAGACGACCCGAAGATTCGCAAGCGCCTGCTCGACTGGCGAGACGTCATGGCCGAGCGTTCGCCGCGTCAGGCCGATGCCTGTTTCGGTGTTCTGCGCATCATTCTGGAATGGGCGCGCGATCGCGGCATGATAAGCCATAACCATGCGACCCGCCCGAAGAAGGTCTACAAGGCCGACCGATCGGACAAGGTCTGGCTGCCGGAGCACCTGGAGGCGTTTCGCGCCGTCGCGCCGCCGGAGTTGCGCCTGGCGCTGGAGCTGGCCCTGTGGACCGGGCAGCGCGAGACGGACCTGCTCAAGATGCCGTGGTCGGCTTATAAGGACGGGCGCCTGACGTTTCGCCAGGGCAAGCGCAAGCGAAAGGTGGACATGCCGGTCTATTCCGAACTGCGCTCCATTCTCGACGCGACGCCGAAGAAGGCCCTCACGATCCTGACGACGGCGAGAGGCGCGCCGTGGACAACAGATCCCCAGCCGGTCAACTTCCAGCACAAGTGGCGTAAGGTCGTGCTCGAGGCGGGGCTCGATGGGCTCCACTTCCACGACCTGCGAGGGACGACCTGCACGATGCTTTCGGACGCAGGATGCACGCCATCGGAGATCGCATCCGTCCTCGGATGGACCGTCAAAACCGTCAACGACATGCTCGATCGCTACCAGTCGATGACGGCTGCACAGAGCGATTCAGCGGTCGCAAAACTGGAGGCGCGCCGTGTCTAAAGTGCGGAATGAAGTGCGGAATGCCCGGTCATGGGCTGGGCTTGACCAGCCGAGACTCGCGGGAAAGTGCTGGCTGGGGCGGCAGGATTCGAACCTGCGCATGGCGGTACCAAAAACCGCTGCCTTACCGCTTGGCTACGCCCCAGCAGGATCTCGTGGCATCTTGTGCGCACCGCGATCGGACTGCGCGCTTAGCGGCTTATCCCGGCGCTGAAAAGGCCCTTTTCGCATCGGATCTTCTCCGCGCCGGGGAAAAACGGTCAGGCGCCGAGAACGGCGTCGATGTCGGCCGCGCTGTGGCGCTCCTTGATCTTGCCCGGCGCATCGCGGTTAACGACGAGGCCGCGCTTCACGCCGGTGCGCTCGCCCAGTTCCTCGCCCCAGCGCATGAGGTTGGTGTATTCGCGAACGCTCAGGAAAGTTGCCGCGTCGGTGTAGGATTCGCCGCGCGTGAAGCCGCCGAGCCAGCCGTAGGCCGCGATGTCTGCAATGGTGTAGTCATCGCCCGCCAGGTAGCGCGTCTCGGCAAGGCGCTTGTCGGCGACGTCCATGATGCGCTTGGTTTCCATCGCGAAGCGGTTGATTGCGTATTCGAACTTTTCAGGCGCGTAGGCGTAGAAATGGCCAAACCCGCCACCGATGATGGGCGCGGTCGACATCTGCCACATCAGCCAGGACATGCACTCAGTCCGGCTTTCGCCGTCCTTGGGCAGGAACATCCCGAACTTTTCGGCGAGGTGGAACAGGATGGCACCTGATTCGAAGACACGCACTGGAGTCTCGCCCGAACAATCGAGGAGGGCAGGGATCTTGGAGTTGGGGTTTATCTCGACGAAGCCCGAGGTGAACTGCGTGCCTTCGCCAATATTGACGAGCCAGGCGTCGTACTCCGCCTCGCTGACGCCCGCCTCCAGCAGTTCCTCGAACATGATGGTGACCTTCTGGCCGTTGGGCGTGCCCAGCGAATAGAGCTGGAAGGGATGCTCGCCGCGGGGCAGGTCCTTCTGTTCGCGCGCACCGGCGGTGGGGCGGTTGATGCTGGCCCAGGTGCCTCCATTCTCGGCGTCGTGGGTCCAGACCTTGGGGGGGGTATAGGTGGTGTCGGCCAT